GGTCCTAATATAGGAACTCCTCTTCTTTGTCCAATTCTTTCAGGTTCAAATACGTGTAAAATATTTTTTCTCCCTAAACTGTTAAATGCTGGATAAGCCTTTACAGTATAGTTAAAAGTATCTGCTGGATGAGAAGTGGCTATATAATAATTTTTTAATTCACCATTCTCATCAAATTCGACTCCTGCTCTTGTTTGAAGATTTGCACCAGGAGGACTTATCACTCTGTCAGCTTCAAGTAATTGCACACATAATTCTATGTCAACACCTTTCCTTTTTTTCCTTAATGGAATTGCAAAGGCATCTCCATTCATTACCCAACTTAGTTGAAGTAAAGACTGTAATCCATAAAAACTAAACATTCTACTTGCATCTGAATTTGGCGATAAAGCCCAAGCATTGAACTTATTTTTTATAATTCTTTCTAATTCTTTTGCTTTTTCTCTTTCTATGCCAAGATATGTATAATTTATTGTTGGTTTAGGAAGTAATCCACTTCCTACTGTCTTTGTCCTCATCTTTTTTAGTGCAGCTCCTGCTAAATCATTGTTCATATACAAGTTTCTTGATTTTGCTCTTAAATCATCAAGACTGTATAAAATATCTTCATCAGGACTATTTGATGAAACTCTCCAATTTTCTAAAACAGGATCATCTTTGTTTGAATAACCTTGCTCTATTTTCGCAAGATTATATATTTTTCTATCTTTTAGCCTATTAATCCCATTTCTAGGACTAATATAGCCAATTAATTTATCTAAAAGATTCATATTTCCCCCTATCTTGGAATTATTTGAATTGTTCTAGGACCTGAACTTCTCCTTTTTGCTTGTTGTAATCTATCTTCCCAAATTCTTATATTTTTTGCGATTTCTGTTGCATTAACTCTTGTGAGTACCCTTTTCCCAATTGTGTAACTTTGTCCTTTTGAAACTGCTAAATCTGCTTCTAACCAAGCATCTAAATGTGCTTGACATTGTTCTACTGTAAAACTCATTTTCTTGCTCCTTTTCTATTGTATTTTTTATCATGTAAATCTATTGGAATTAACTCAATTGCAGCTGTATTATAATTTCTTAAATCTAGTGGTTCATTTCTTCTTCCATCAAGTATTTCCCAAGCTATTTTCATACCTCTTGGAGTAGATTTTTTTACTTTTACTTCAGCAGTTAAGCCTTTGAAATAATCTATTCCATAACCTTGTGTACTTGCTTTTGGAAAATGACACTTTCCTGCTCCCTCTAAAATTGAAAGTCTAGAATATGTCAAATCTTTTAAAGCATTAACTCCTAAACTAAGCAAATTAATTTGTGGAGCACCTTTTTTAGTAGTTTTTCTAAATCCATTCAGAATATTAACTCCCCAAGCTCCTTGACCTTTAATTGCATAAATTCCTCTTTTTTCTTTTTTATAAACATATTTATAAACACTTCCTGTATGGTGTCCACCAGAGTCTATAAGAGTTGCAGCAATCATTAGATATTTCTTATTTTTAAAATAAAATTTCTTTTTTAAAAATGTATCTAATTGTTGCCATACTTCTTCTTTACCAGGATCTCCTGGAAAATCTCTGTACATTATTCCATAACTTTCATATTCATAACCCCAACCAACAACCTCAACTTCAAGTCTGTTATCTTGAACATCAACACCTGCTGTCAATATAATCACATCATCATGTAGTTCAGCCCCATAATCTTCTCTTGTTTCATAGATAGCTTCATAATCCATTGCAGCTTCCAAATTGACTGAAAATGTTTTTCCAAGTACAGTATTCATAAAGGTTCTATACTGAAAATCATCATCTTTTACTTCAAGAAATTCTTTTACAATTTCTTTCCAAGTTACCCAAGGAGAAGCTAGAGCATTTAAATGAAATCCTCTATGTTCTTTTTCACCTGGAAATTTTGCTATCCATTTTCCATTAAGTTGTCTTTTGCTTTTCCATTCTTTTTCTTGTGAACTATGTCCACAAAATTTACATTCAAGTTCAGGTTCTTCTAAATCTAAATATTTTATTTGTTCAAAATCCAATGGTTGATATTCTCCACAAACTGGACAAGGTAAACACCATTCTTCTTGTGAACTTGCCAAATACAATAATTGAATTTTAGAAGTTGCATCATCTGTTGGAGTGGAAACTCTTATATTTTTACTATCATAAAAGTTATTAGTTCTTCTTTCAGCAAGTTTCACTGGATCTCCTTCTTTTCTTGCTGAAAGTGGAAATCTGTCTATTTCATCAAGTAAAGTTATTCTTATTGGTCTACTTGCTAATCCTGATGGTGAATTAGCTCCAACAAATCTTACATAACCACCTGGAAACATTTTTTCTTGAACAGTCCCCTCTTCTCTTTTATTAGTTTTACTTATTAATTTTTTTAAGATAGTAGTATCTCTAATCATTGGTTCAACTCTTTCCTTAGAAAATGACTTAGCATCGTCTACTGTTGGTTGAACAAATAGAATAGGACAAGGATCAAGATGCATATATCTTCCTAATACATTAAGTAACATTTCTGTTTTACCTATTTGTGCAGAACACATCATAGTTATTTTTTTTGTTTCTATGTCAGTAATACACATCAAAATTTCTTTCATATATGGAGTTCTATTTGTATCCCATTTTCCAGCTTCTGCTGCACTTTCTCTTGATAAAATTCTATATTTATCAGCCCATTCAGCAACAGTTAAATCTTCTGCTGGTGCTAGAACTTCTTTTACAATATTTTCTATTAATCTTTTAGTGTGAGAACTAACCATCTATTTCTCCTATTTCTTGTTCTTCTTGATAACTATATTCAGTTAATTCTTCTAAAACATTATTTATTTCTTCTTTTAAAATTTTTTCAACTTCTAGTTGATTACTTTTATTTAAAATTAAAATACTTACTTTTTTAGGAATTGTTATCAATTTAGATTTAATTCTATAATTCATATCAGATACAATTCTTATTACATCTTTTTCAGAGTGGTACTCTTTCTTTAAAATTTTTAACTTAAATTCTTTTAAATCTTTTTCAGCTCTTTTTAATTCTGCTGCTTCATCTTTTCCAGAATTTTTTTCAACAAATATTTCAACTGCTTGAATAAAATTATATTTTCCAGGTGATACTCTTGCAGCTTTGAAATACTCTCTAACTTTTCTTTCTGAAAATTGAAATATCTTAGCCAATTTATTTTCAGTTGCTAATATCTCCTGCATTTTTCTCCTTTCACGCATGTCAAAATATTTTTGGCAAGGTTGAAAATTTTTCAAAATTTGATAGAGTTTGAGCCTCTTGGACCCTCTAACTAAGTTTTTCTCTGACAGTACCTTATTCCAGAAGAACGAGTTGCTTTTCTTTTTCTTTTTTCTTTGCTTCTTCTAGCTTCAGCTCATCAGTTATCTTATAGCCAAGTATGTCATTTATGACCTTGGTTGCAGCTACTGCTGCTACATATTGATACTGCTTAGTAACAGTCTTAGTTATCTCATGTCCATCAGGTGTTGAGGCATCTGTGTACTCTACAACATCAACTCCATTAATTCCTCTTTCTCTAATTGTTGCCAAAGCACTAAGATTAGCCATTACTCCATACCTTACATCAGTGAATAAATCTTCTCTTAGTTCTGTTAGCTTATTAGCAACTTTTGGATTCTTTTCAATATTTGCAACCTTAGTTTTTTCACTATACCCTGCTTTTGTTTTTGCTTCTTCTTTTCTAAATCCACACATTCTAAACATGACATATTTTGATTGCTTTTCTGTCAAGCCCTCAAAATTGCATATCCTTGCATTTTTTTCTTCTTGAATTTCTTCTCTAATTTTCTTGTATTTTTCTAAATATCTTCTAATCCAACTTGTAATTGTATTTAGATTATATTTAGTTCTTTTTTGGATTTCAGAATATAAATCTTTCTTTTTGTTACTAAACTTAGTTAATTCAAGTTCAATATAAATCTCCATTACAGTTAGTTGTTCTTTTGAAAATGTTTCTTTTTTCATGTTACATCACCAGCATAGAGTTCATTTTTAACTTCATTCCAACTATAAGTTTTCCCATTTCTTAAAAGTTTTATATCCTCTTTGCCCATTTCAGCATATCTTTTAACAATTACATCAGCATACTTTTCATCAAATTCCATTAAAAATGCTTTTCTTTTTAGTTGTTCAACAGCTATTAAAGTACTTCCAGAGCCACCAAACAAATCTAAAACATTCCAATTTTCTTTGCTTGAATTATGTATTAACTTTGATATAAGCCTTATTGGTTTCATCGTTGGATGAATATCATTTTTCAAAGGCTTATTTTCTCTAATAATTGTTGTATACTCTTCTAAAATATTTTTTAAAGTTTCCTGTAATTCTTTCTTTGACATACTTTCAGTTTTTGAGTAAATTTCTTGAATTGTATCCTGAGTAAAATTTCTTATAAAAAAGTGTTTTACTCCTTCTTTCCAACCATAAAGGCAAGGCTCATGCTTCCAGTTATAATCTTGCCTAGAAAGTATAAATTGATTTTTAACCCATATTAGACATTGAGAAATTTTAAAACCTGCTTCTACTAATGCTCCACGGAATGCTTTTGTTTCAGAGTCTGCATGAAATATATAAAATCCTGCTCCTGCCCTCATCACTTCATAAGCATTTTTATAAAAAGCTAGTAAAAATCTATAAAAATTCTCACTATTCATATTGTCATTTTTTATTTTTTGTCCATTTGCTGCTTGATAATCAACATTGTATGGTGGGTCTGTTACTAATAAATCAATAACTTCATTGTTTACTAATTTTTTAACATCTTCTAATTTGGTAGAATCTCCACACATTAAACGATGATTTCCAAGTAACCAAATATCCTGTTGTTTTGTAAATGCTTCTTCTTGAAGTTCAGGAACATCTATTTCATCAATTCCATTAATATCAAGTGCTTCTGCTGGTAATTGCTCCAATATTTCATCTAAATCAAAACCTGTTAATTTAAAATCTTCTCCTATTTTTGAAAGTTCATCAAATAGTTTTTGATAATCCCATTTACCAAGTTCTACTGCTCTTATTTCAGCTATTCTTATTGTTTGAACTTCATCTTCTGAAAGATTATTAATTCTAACACAGTTAATTTCTTTCATTCCTAGTTCTATTGCAGCTTTTACCTTTGCATAATCACTTACAACATAGTTATTTTCATCAATAATAACTGGAATAATGTTTCCAAATCTTTGAAGAATATTTTTATATATTTCTACTTGTTCAGTAGTAATAATTCTTGGATTATTGGCTACTTCTTTAAGTAGATTTAATTCTATTATTTCATTCATAGCTTTTCTCCTGGTTTCAATTTGTTTTTTCTTATTGCATAAAAAAATATATAAATTTACTTTTCAGTTTCAGGATTGGGATGCTATCTATTGTTATAGAGTAAATACATATCTTTAAAAAACTATTGATTTTAAAAGGGAATTTGTTTTTTTAGTCTTA